GGTTCCCAACCTTCACGAAGCTTAGAGGAGAAGTTCATGGTATCTGCTTCACCACGAGTAGCGATACGCACCCAATGAAAGGTATAGCCGTCTTGTGGTATCGGGCTAGGCAGGGTTTCAGGCCGAGTCCAAGCACGTTTACGAGCCGTTTTTTCACGGGTTTGCAATTCACGATTCAAGCGATTTTCAGCCATTATAATTTCCTCATCTCTTCAGCAACCTTTTGGGCGTATAGTTCAAGTGGTACTCCAAGCCGTTTTGCAATGGCAACCTGCGTTTGTGTCAGCACGATCTTTCTGGGCGCAGTGCTGCGCGTTGCAGGGGCGACTACATTTGCCTTTTTGCGGGGCTTTTCTTCCACTTGCTCGGATTCTTCAAAGGAAAATTCCTCTGGAAACAACTGTCGCATACGGGAATTAATCTTCTCGTAGTACTCATCACTTCGAGGGTCTACACCCTGTTTTACTAACTTCTGGTGCAACCCTAGCGCAAAACTTGTCATTTCATCATCTGACCCGAACCATGAGTTGTCTTGTTGCCATCTCGTAGCTTTATCATCAACAGTCGGCGCTTGGGTGTATTGTTGCTGTTGTACTACTTGTTCCTGCTTTTGTACAGGGGGAAGTTTAAAATTACTTAGCCTGTCAGCTTTGATCTTTGCTGAAGTTAAAGCATCTTGCGCTTCCAAAACTGCATCCGAATCACCAGACTCATAAGCCTGTTTATATCGAGACTTAGCCTGCTCAAGCTCGGCATTCGTGGCTCTCTTGGCTTGATCCAAAAGAACTTCTTGGTTCTTGCCAACAGTACCTTTGAGCTTATTGTTCTCTTCCACAAGTTGTTGAGCAACACGCAAGGCTTCTTCTTTCTCACGGAAAGCTGTCTCTTTTGCGCGACGTTCATCGTGGTAACCCTTACTAAAATGCTGTAAGCGTTTACGGACTTTTTCAGAATAATCCTCTAATTCATCTTCTGTGATGTCTTCTGGGGGATCTGAAGGTTTACGGTTACGGTCTTTCTTGGGCGTATCATCTACAACCTCAATTTCAACCTCGACTGTTTCAGCTTTTTGCTTAACAGGCTTATCTTCCTCGATCACAACTTCAGGTTTTTCAGATTCTCGCCCTTCAACTTCGAGCTTAAACTCTTCCTTATCGGGATCGGGGAAGTCAAATTCGACTTTTTGCATACCCATTATTTATTCCTTTTGCACGCTATATGCGGATTAAACTGCACGAGTAATACCTTTGGGATCAGGAACAACGGCTTCAATAGAATCGTCATTTAATAGACGCAACTCTTGCCCATTGACCTTAAACCTAGTGCCTGAGTTTGGACGAAACATTACAAAATCGCCAACACTGCACCACGGGCCGTTAGGGAAACGGTCTTTATCGCTATATGCTTCTTTGCCCATATCAAGAACAATACCCATCGTAGACAGGATTCGCTCTTCATTTAAGGTACGGTCTGCTTTAACGAGTCCAGAATCATATTTCTCCTCAATTGTTGGGAGCGCAATAAGCACTCTGTATCCAACCGGTTTGGGGATTTGTTGTTCCATTTCATCGTCAGTTACTACGACTTGTTCAGTCATTTTCATCTTCCATAAAGTTGCGCATAAGGTCACCTACTTCTCTCTTTGCGACACTTAGACCTTGGATAAGTCCGCAAAGGTTCTTGTAATGAGGAAAGTCTTTACAACCTCCATCAGCAAGGAACTCCGTAGCAGAGCGTATATGCTCGTCATACTTTTCTATCAGAACGTCTAGGACAGTCTTTGCCATCATTTACCTCCGTTATTCGGCTTCTTTTGCGCTAAAACGGTTTTCATTAATTCCATCTTAGTGCGCTGAGCGGCCTGCTGTTGCTGCGAGGAAACCCTCGCGTTTTCCTTCTGTAACTCAACTGCTACCTTCATCTTGTCTAACTCAAGTTTCTGATTAGCCAATTCAATATCGGCCTGATCTTTTTGTGTCTTGCGTTGTACATCTGATTGTTTAATCTGCACCTCTGCCTGCTGCAATTGGAAGAGGGGGTCTTGCTGTTGTTGCTGCGCCTGTTGTTGCGCTGCTTCCTGCTGGTGGATCTGTGTAAGCTGTTGTCCAGCCTGAGCCACAAGTCTAGCCAACTGTATTTCAATTTCTTCTGGTAACTCTTCGTCGGGCATTGGCAAAGGAGCGCCAAGTCTTTCTTCGATCTGCTTGCGATACTTAAACGCTAAGTGTTCCGCAATGTGTGCCTGCAAAGCCGCCATTAACTGCTGAGCCATAGGGTTTTGCCCAATAGTCTGCGCAATCATCGGGTCTTGCATGAAGGATTGGTGTGTTGAGATATGAGCATCTTGATCTTGATAGATAAAGGCTTTGACTGGTTTTCCGACCAAAACTGCCATGTTCTCCGAGACTGGATCGCGTGGCTTCTGGTCTTCTGTTGTCGGGACGAGTTTGTCGGCATTTTTAATCCCCAGAACATCAATCATCTGACGGTGAAGTTGTGGCAAGTCATAAATCTGCGGAGCTTGTTGCGCCATCTGTAGGACAGCTTGGTACTGAACGACACGCTGTGCCATTGTGCTGCTGTTAGGGTCGCTAACAGGTATAACATCAACCATTTCGTAGTCTTGTTGACGCGCACGTTGTTCACCTTTATCTGGTTGATATTCATACTCTGTGGGCGCATAGTCTGCAATGATGTTCTTAAGAAGCTTGAACTCTTGCTTCATTGCGTAGTGGACACGGGACTGAACTGCTGCCATAGGTTTGAGGGTTCGCTCAAGTAAGGCAAGAGTTGTTCCGACCGGAGCGTTGGCGCTCATATCGGAGATGTTCATGTCACTAATAGCACCTAGGCGACGGCCTTCGGTTGTGATCTGATTAAGTAACGCCAAGAGAACCTGTGACGGCTCTTTATAAGGCATCGTCATAATGTTGTCTTTGATACTACCGCTTGGTACATCTACGTCACGGAACTCGCCCGGCGCAATCGGTGTATCGTCGCCCTTTACCCGCAGACCGCGAGACTTAAGACCGCCGGGAAGATTACTAAGAGTGCCAGCATCAACAAGTTGACGAATAATAGAAGTACCTGCACGGGCATATCCTCCGATGATATGGATCAACCCCATGCCGTAAAAACCAAAGCCGGGGACGTATACGTAGTGGACAAAGTGTTGGCGCTTGAGTCTTAGCTCATCATCGGGGTTCCAGTTACGGCGAATAGCCAGAACTGTTGAGGTGCTGCGGTCAATGGTAATAACGTAAGGTTTAGCTAACTCATCCTCGTCCTCATCAATACCCTCGATAACGTAGTCAATATGGATCTCGCACAACGAGTAGCGGTTATCTTCGCTTAAAGTAAAGCCGCCTTCCTCTGCCTTGCGCTCTTCAATATCCGTATGGAAAGTAACGGGTTCACCCAACTCTACATCGCGGTAGAAGCCGTTGGCCTGTAACTTCTTAACCTCATTCTTGGTTTTGCGCATGATATGAGTCACACGCTCAGCGCTCTCAATATGAGATTCGCCGTAAGGAACGATAACGTCTTCAGCAGGAATGTAGATAGATACTTGACGCCCCAAGTTTGGATCGTAGTAGACTTTCTTAAAAGCAGAGCCAGCCAATCCTAATGAATACAGCGCACGTTCATGCTCAGGGCGGTACTCAACCATACGATCCGTTAGCTGATAATTCATATCAGTCTGAACACGCTCTGCGGCTTCTTCTTTTTCTTTAGTAATCTTACCAATAATCTGTGTCTTTACTGGCCCCGCCGCAGGGAAAGTCTCTGACATAGCTTCTGCTTGAAAGCGGATTGCAGCTTCGGCTAACACCGTCGAATAAACCCCACACGCATCTTGCCAAGGCTCTGTACGCTCTTCGTACTTAAATCCCAAGACATCCAAGCCTTTAACATAAGTATCTGCCCAGTCTTTGCGGCTATTTACGTCTGCATCTACCAAACCTAGCAAGTCTGAGGCCAAGGACTCAAGCTCCCCCTCATCCATTTCTTCGGCTAAGTTGGCGTTAAAGTCATCATCAATATCTTTGTCAGGAATGAGAGTAATCTCTACGCTTCCATCATCTAGCGTCACCATATCCGGATTGACAATCTCAATCTCTAGCTCAGACTCTGGAGCGTCCAGCATCTCCTCATCCATTCCCATAGGGGCCGAGTACAAGCTCTTTTCAATTGCCATAATATATCCTTAGTAGTACCCACCACGGCGGGTTTTAAAATATTGAATGTCATCTGGTTCGTCAGTCGGTAGCCGAATAAACCCACCTTGCCTAAAGCGCATTAACGCCATAACTGTAGAGTCAACCAAGTCATCGTTACTTCCAAACGGAAACGCTGCAACCTCTTCGACCAACTCTTCGGCCCACCGAGATTGCGGAACCCACACCAGCCCCGATGCCACGATGTCTGCTACAGAGTTTAACCTAGCAAGTTTATCCCCGGTACCCCTATGTGGAGTATATTCCTGTACGTGCATACCCATACGCCGCATTTCTTGGTACAACGCAACACCTGCGGACTTCTTCTCCACGATAAACGCGTCCGGCTCCCACTCGTCGTACTCTTCTTGCGCGAGACGCTTTAACTCCGGGAACTCTACCCGCTTCTTGATCGAGTTGAGCAGGATAATATGGTACGCACCCTCCTCTTCGTTGTTAAATATCCCCCACGTAGTCAGCGCGGTGTAATCGGCACGGTTATGTGTCTCCGCAGCAGCATCAAGTGACATGATGATGTACTCGCAACGAGGTGGATCTTCCTTCTCCCATATTTTCCACCAGTCCCGCTTAACAACAGAGGCTTCTTCAGAGGTAGGATTCTGCTGGTACTGGGCGTTCCACTGAAAAAGTGGCATCGAAGCTTTCGTACGTAGCAGGGCAGTCAGGTCATAGATGTCAGGCCACAACGCTTTTT